TCACTTCCTGAAAGCGCTGCATCAACACCTACATTTTTTGTATCTAAAAGCCTATACCAAGGCGGCGTAGAGGGTGCTAAGGGCACTGGCTTGCTTCGCTGGATGGAAAACGTACCAGTTCTCAAACGCATGCTTCCAGCAATTGATGCAATGGATACTGAAGGAAGCACTTATTATAATTTAAAGATGCAGCAAGCATCTCTTATGCGCAACCCTATATGGCAAGTTGCTGCGCAAGCACAGGCTAAAGGCTCATTAGCAGGCCTTGGCCTTACAGCAATTGGCGAAGCTGAACAAAAAGCTGGCATTAATGAGCAAGATGCTAACCTTGCTGCACCATATCAAGGTTCATTAGCCAATGCGGTTAACTTTGCAAGCATGTTTATGGGTCACCCAACCATTGGTTTAAAAGCTAGTCAAAATGTTGGGCAAGTTGTAGATGCTGCACATGGTGCACTTAGTGATACTCTTGGTCCAATTAACATGGATTATGTTCTTAAAAAGGGATTGGGTATTTCATTAACCGATCTTCAAAAAAACTTGGGCAATGAGTTTGTCAATGATCATTTTCTTAACACAAAAGTTAATCAATATGCAGCATCTCACTATGCCGACGATGCTCTACAAACAGCAGTTAAGGCTGGAACTGTAGATAAAAATACGCCAGAAGCTCTTAAATTGTTTAAACAATATGAGACTGAGGCGCTTAGCGACCCAGCAGGTATTTTAGCACCAGCTCGTGATTCTTTAATTCGCCAACCAGACGTGCTTGCAAATTATTTTAGAAAAGATTTTGGCAATCAACTTGGTTCAAATGTTCGTAAAGGCATAACCGATACTTATGATATTGCAGATAAAAACAAACAACGTTTTTATGATGCAATGAATAAATTAAGGTTAGCACACTCTGATGTTTCCGTTATGCTTCAAGATGAGCATCGTAACTTATTTCATGGTTCTCGCACACAGGCAAATGTAGAAGATCTACTAACACATGCTTTAACAGAAGACTGGGGCAAGCGTCAAACCCCATTTAATGATCTTGTTAAAAGCAAAGTTGAGGCAACCTCTTTAGGTGAAGGATTAACTCCTAGCGTTTATCAAGGCAAGGCTATGCCACCTTTGTACCACACTAACTCAAAGGTTAGTGAGTATATGCCAGATCCTGCAACACTTGAGTCTACAACTCGTTATGGCAAGGGTATTCGCGCAACTTCTGACCCTGCCTTTGCTGGTCGTACACACACAAACGTTTACACACTTCGTTACAACCCAGTTCAAAATGAAGAGCCATCTTTCCTTGATTTGACCAAGCGAGGATCTGCTCAATCGGTTGCAGCAAAACTATCTCAAGTTCAACAAGATCAAATTGCTCGCAATGAAATGGGCTTAATGGTTCCAGGCAAGGGTAAGAATACCCTTGTAGGTGTTGATAAAACTGCGTACACCAAAGAATATAAAACATTTGCCAAAATGCTTAAAAACGATAGGGACTATAGCGGCGGAGATTTGCTAGATGCTTACCGTTCAGCACTTGCTGCGGGCGGCAAACTAAATAAAAATGAAATTGATAGCCGTATCTCAGATGTAACTAATTCTGTTATGTCAGACAATGGTCATACTGGATTTAAATACATCGATAAAACTGGCAAGCCAATGTATGTTGTCAATAGTGATCGTGCTCTTGCCAACATGACACAACTTGATCCAAGTTTTACAAAAGATAGCCTTATTCCAAATTACCTTACTCAAAACAATACAGTGCCACGTGGCGCTCTCGGCATTGCCCGTAAAGATACTTTCATTCAGCAAGATGCTCAAAGTGCAGCAAATGGATTTTTCAAGCGCTTGACTAAAGCTGGTTATGGACCAGAGGTAGAGCAAGCTCAACAGACTTTACAACTTGAAAGTCGTCGTTTGGCTAAAAACTCAGCAACTGAATTAAACACACCTCTTCCAAAGTTAGATCCACAAGGCTTGGATAAAGAATCACTTAATGTGCTTAATGAGGCGCGTGGTATTCTTATTAAGAAGTTGGGCTTTGACTCACTCCAAATTAACAAACTTGATCCAATTGAAGCAGTGTCTTTGATTTATCGTGAATCTCATGGGCTAGCATCTGAGGCTTTCTTGCCAGCAAAAGCACCAAAGGCTGTAACTGATGCTGTTGCTCGTTTAGCAGAAAAGGGTTATCGCCCTGTTCTTGGTACTGATATTGGTCATGCTTATGAAGCACCAATTTTGCATCCAGTTATTGCAGATCAGCGCACGTCTTTGCTTCGTCGCGCAGCACTTGCTCTTAAATTAGACCCAAGCAAGGTAAGCGACATTTCGGTAGCACAAGCAAGCGACACTGCCATTAAAGAACGTATTGACCGCGGATTTGCTTCTGGTCAAGTTTCACCATTTCCAGGAGATAACTCAAGCACAATTATTAATATTCTTCGTGATTATGCGCGTTCTGGGGCAAGTACAAATAGGCTTGGCGATAAAACAGCTAATCTTATTCGTGGTTGGAACCAAAGCAAACGCGAGCAAATGATTACTCAGTTAATGGGCAACACAGACAATCTTACCGTTAAAGAAGAAAAAGAATTGCGCGATGCTGCAATGGCAAAAGCCAATGAGGTATTTGGCTCACAACGTCGTGTGGCAGATCTTGGTTACAATCAAATGGTTAAAGCCCTTACTCAACCAATTGCAAAGGGCGCAAAAGACTATCTTGGTGATGTAACACCACGTTACAGAGTAGAAGATGCTCGCAAAATTGTTAATTGGGTTTTAGAGGGAAAAGCAAAAGCCCCTGGTTATGCAATGGGTCTTGGTAAGGCTGAAGATTTTATTCGTGCATCTGGCGCAATTGCTACTAATGCAACAGCTTCTTTTTTTGGCAAAGTGCCACTTCTTGACAATTATAAAATTGGCGAAGGTGCAATTGCTCGTGCAATAACTTCATTGCCTAGCAACTTAACTGCTCTTCGTAACCAATGGCGTTTTGATCTTAACCCTATCTTTGCAATCCGCCGCCTTGCTAAAACAAACGTTAAGGCTGCTACTGAGGGTGTTCCGCTAACTCGTAACCCTTATGAGGCTATGACTCGCCTTGGCATTAAAGATGATGCTTACGCCATTCTTGGCCGTACTATGCCAAAGGTATATGAGAAGGCTCAAGATCTAGACAGCCTTGATCGTTTCTTATCACAGAATGATCCATTTGGTATTTACAACCCAGCGCACAATATGGCTTGGCAGGCATATCACCTCAAGCAACTTGGAATGACCGACGCTGAGATTACTCAGAAGTTGGAAAAGATCAATACTTACGGTGATCGTACTCCACTTGAGCGTACAGTTAACACAATATTTTACCCATTCTCATTTAACAAGACATTGTACAAAAACATTGGTGGCTACCTAATAGATCATCCTGGTGAAAACGCTTTGCTTAACGCAGGCTTTCAACTATACAACCACCTTGATCCAAACAATAAAAACCCAAACAATGGGCTGCAAAACTGGTTTAATAACCACTTGCCAATTATCCAAGATTTTCAAAAATTAAACGCTTTTCAACATGGAACTGGGCTAGGTCAATTTGGTGGTATTAACGCACCATATCTATCTAACACACCATACATTAAAGAGTTTATGAACTTGTTTAGCCCACAGGCTATTACACCTGGTAATGCGCCAAGTGCATTAAAAACTTTTACAAACATGGTGCCAGTACTTAATGAGTTAAATGGTCTTCTTTTTAACTACAATCTTAACACTGGTCAAAGCGGCGTTGGTGGAATTGCTGGTGGAAGACTTGCCGAAACTGGTAAGTTTACCTACTGGTCATTGCAAAATCTTGCCGAGCACTCTGTAGATTTGTATAAGCATTTTATGAATGAAAAAACAAATCGTCTTAATTACACGTCAAACCTTACAGATCAAGCACAGATCCAAAAGGGAATTGAAACAGTAACCGCACTCAAGGTTCAACTTGCTCCGCTTCTTGGAAGCGGTTTGTCATGGCCAACTACAGCAGATGTTCCAAAGGCTGTACGTGGTTTAAAGTACAACGCAACAACCCTTGAGGAATACGCACATGCGCTATACCCAGGGTATGAAGTTGGAGCAGCGGTTGGTCCAGCAGTTATGAAAGCAGCTGGGGCAACTGAATATGTACAAAACCTACAGGGAACATTTCGTTTTGATGCGTACAACACGTTTCAAACATATGCAGCATCAGCTGTAACAAAACTGTCAAAAACAAAAGATCCTGCAACTATTCAAGATATTGCAATGCCACTTCGCAATTTGGCCGTCAATATCTCAGAACAAGATCCACAGTTTCTTAAATTCTACAATAAATACTATGAAGCATCACTTGGTCCAATTGAAGGGTTTACAAAGTAATGGCAATTAAAAAAAATACCCCTGCAATTAACCTACCAGCTGGCACTATGGAAGCGCTTGCATCAGGTGGGGCTGGTAGCAGTGGAAGCATTTTGTCAGCCAAAGCACAAGCAAACACCCCAATTAAAAATGATTATGGGTTTATTGTCAATGGAAAAATTCCAACAGTTCTTTCATTGGGTCAGCTAAAATCTCTTCTTGGTGATTCTGTCAATAATGCCCCTGCCATTCAAAGAATGTCTTTAGATGTTTCAAAAGCGCCTGGGGCACTAGCGGGTCTTGATACAATTTCAACCGATGGAAAATTAAGTCCAATTGAGCAAAACTTTCTTGGAAACTATGCTTTAACTGTTGTTAATCAACATAAGGGCGCAGATCCAGCATCTATTGCAGATGCTATTACCAATAGAATTAATCCTCAATCAATCAACCCATATGCTGTAAGTTCTTCAATTAATCTTAAAAGCATTGATCGACCAGATATTAATGCTGTAAAATCAACTGTTAATGATTTGTATTTGCAACTATTGGGCAAAAATGCTTCAGATGATGAAGTTGCAAAATGGGCGCAAGTATATGATAATTATGCTAATCAAAATCCAACATCTCAAACCGTTGGTTCAAATAAATATTCAGTAGTTCCAGTTCAAGGTTTGGGCGCTGGTGGCGTAACAAATCGCTTGCTTCGTTCTGGTCAAAATGAAACTACAACGGAAAATCAACTTAACTTACAAGAGTTTGCAAAAAATAAAATTATTGATTCTGGTGAATATAAAGCATTTCAAGCATCTGGTGCTGCCTTTAATCTAATGAACCAAATAGCTGCTAAAGATGCTGGAGTTGCATAATGGCTAAAAGTACTAAAGTATCTGCTCAAGTAGCGGCAGCGGAGCCTGGTCTTTCAGGACTGCTATCGCCAGGATCAGATTTTGCACAGATTCTTCATAATCAAAATAGCGCTCAATATGCCTTTTGGAAAAATGCAGATTCTAATTTGCCAACAATTCAAAATGGTACTGGCTATTCATTATTTCAATTTATTACTGATGCGGTTAATGGTGGCTGGATTAGCGCACCAGACTCAACAAATTTTGAAATAGGTTTAAAGAAAACAGATTTTTGGAAAGCCTATGGCGCTCAAGCCCTTCAAGCAGCTTCAGATAAAGCACAGTCACTTGATGCTAATGGAAACGTACTTCCAAATAGTACATACGGTCAAGAACTTCAGCGTCGTATTGATGGAATTACTACCGAAGCAACAAGCATGGGTTACAAACTTACCCCAGAGGTTGCAACGTCTCTTGCAGAGGGAACTTTAAATGATGCGTATTCAGACACGCTTTATACTTCAAGCGATTATCAATCTGGTCTTCAAAGTAAAATTGCTACAACTGCTCAAAGTGCAGGTATTGCACTTAGCGGTGGAGCAAATGCAAGCACTGGAATTGGTCTTGTAAATCAACTTCGTGCCTATGCTGCGAGTCAAGGCGTTGCAATGCCTGAAAGTTTTTACACAGATGCTGGTGCTAAATTATCAGATCCAAAATCTGGTATGACTTATGACACTTATGCAAATAATGTTAAAGGATATGCAGCATCAAAATATTCTGGATTTGCTTCAAGAATTAATCAAGGTGAAACTGTTGCTAACATTGCTGCCCCTTATCAACAAGAAATGCAAAATATTCTTGGTATTCCAGCAAGCAGTATTGATCTAAGTGGAAACAACGGAGACAGTGCTTTAATCAATAAAGCCCTTCAGGGAACTATTGACCCAAATACTGGATTAGGTTCACCTATGCCCATCTGGCAATTTCAACAAACACTTCGTCAAGATCCACGCTGGAGAAGCACACCTGACGCTCAAAACTCAATGGCAAGCATCGTTGAAACTCTAGGCAAAACGTTTGGAAAAATCTAATGGCAATGACAGATAGACAAGTAGAGCAACAAATTGCGCAAGATGCTGCTGCTGCCGCTATTCCAGATACACCCGTAACAGCAGGAACTTTTGGAACTGCAACCCCCGCTGGGGCAATTGTTCTTCCAGATGGCTCCAAGGCTCCAGGCAGCGCAACAATGGCTGGACCTGTTGCTTCAGGTGCCGCACCATTAGGGCCTTCTTCAAGTTTTGTGCAAACCCCGCAAACAACTAGTGTTCCAATAAAAGATGGTAGTGGAAACGTAATAGGTTACAACACAACAACCTATAACTGGGATGGTAGTGCAAATCCAACAACTTTTACACAAGTTACGCCTTCTACTACTGGTCCAACTGGTGCGACTGGACCAGTGACAACAGATTATATTTCAGCTGCGCAAAAGCAATTAATGGACTGGGGTATTCTTAACTCCAACGATCCTAACTCAACAGATCTAATGAATCAGATTACAACCCTTGCTCAGCAAGGTGCACAGCCAGATACAATTGCTTTAACAATTCAAAATTCTCCTGCATATAAAGCACGTTTTTCAGGTAATGATGCTCGTGTAGCAGCTGGATTTTCTGCCTATAGTGCGGCAGATTACATGACAGCTGAAAACAATTATCGGAGCATATTGTCAGAATCTGGTGTTCCAGATCAATATCAAACTCAATCTTTTCTTGCAAGTCTTATTGGCAAAAACGTGGGAACGACAACACTTCAAAATTATGTCAACATGGCGAGCCAATTGGCAACAACTCAAGATCCTTATCTGCTTCAAACTGCATATCAACAATACGGTTTGACCCAAGGTGATCTTATTGCACACTTCCTTGATCCAAATACGGCAGTGCCTGTTCTTCAGCAACAGTTTGCTGGTACTCAAGTTGCGGCTGAAGCAGCTCGTCAAAACCTTGCTCTTAATCAGCAAAATGCTTTAAGTCTTGCGGCACAGGGTGTTACGCAACAACAAGCCCAAACAGGCTTTGCAAACATTGGTAGCCAATTGGCTCAACAACAACAGATTGCCGCATCATTGGGTGGCAATGCTGCCAACATTGGCTCTGAATTAACTGCTGCTCAATTTAACGCAAACGTTAATGGCGTTTCTGCAGCACAGGCACAACAAGATCTAGCGCGTCAACGTGCAGGACTTGTAAGTCTTTATAGCGGCTCTTCTGGTGCTGCTAAGGGCAGCCTTTATACAGAAGAATCTGGCGTAAGTTAATTAGGTTCCATCACTACCCATTGGCATGGTGATGTGTATTTAAAGACCAAGAGTGGGAGCTAGTACCCCTTCCCCTGGGGAGTGCTATGGCCTGCGATCAACCAACATAGAAAAGGGAGTGCCACATGGCAGACCAATACGAAGATGATGACTTTGATCTTGAAGAAGATCAACCATCACAAACACAAGACCAGAATGGTCCAGCAAATCTACGCAAGGCTCTCAAAAGAGCAGAGCGTGAAAAGAAGGAACTGGCTGATCAGCTAGCTTCTATTCAGGCAGACCTTCGAGGACGTTCAGTCAAGGAAGTATTGGAACAGAAAGGCGTATCTACCAAGATCGCCAAGTTCATTCCTGGCGACGTAAGTACGCCTGAGCAAATTGATGTATGGCTAAACGAGAACGCTGATGTGTTCGGATTTGCCACACCTGAAGATGCTCCGTCTGAAGAACCAACACCTAATGCTCGTGAAACACAGCGAATCAATGCCACTCTTCAAAACGCAAATACCCCGTCTCGTGATGCTGATGCAGCCGCGAAACTGGCTGGCGTTAAGACAAGAGAAGAGCTTGACATGCTTGTTTTTGGTCAGAAGGTAACGGGTCGAGGACGTTAATTTAAACCCATTCGCACACTATACCCAAAGAAAGTAGGTGACACATGGCCAATCAATATACCGACTCAATCGGTTCCACCTCTGGTATTCCAGGGTTAGTACAAACCGCTTATGATCGTTATGTAGAGTTTGCGCTCCGTGCCGTTCCTCTTATCCGCGATGTTGCAGATAAGCGTCCAGTACAGCAAGCTATGCCAGGTTCGTCTGTTGTATTCCAGATTTACACAGACATGTCAGCCGTTACTTCTTCACTCTCTGAAGACGTTGATCCAGATGCTGTTGCTCTAGGTAACACCACTCCAATCACCGTTTCATTGCTTGAATATGGTAACGCTTCTCTAGCAACTCGTAAGCTCGAGTTGTTCTCACTATCAGATGTAGATCCAGCTATTGCAGACATTATTGCCTTCAACATGGCTGACTCACTTGATACAGTCGTCCTCAAGACACTTGTTGGTGGACCAAACGCAATTGCTGAACTAACAGGCGGAGCTTCTGCCCCAGTTTCAACATATGCTGGAACATACACCAATGGAACAACACAAGCATCTATCGATGGAACATCAGTAATTCGCTCACGCGACATTCGTACTGCTGTTGCAAAGCTACGTGCTAACAAGGCTGTTCCACGTCAAGGCGAATACTACTGGTGTGGTATTCACCCAGAAGTTTCATACGACCTTCGCTCCGAAACTGGAGCAGGCGGATGGCGCGATGACCACAAGTACGCTGAGAATGGCGCATCTGAATTTTGGCCAGGAACCATCGGAACTTACGAAGGAGCTATGTTCGTAGAGTCTCCACGTTTGTTCAACACAACAGATGGTACAGGTTCTTCAGGTGCTACAGGTACATTCGGTACTTCTTCTTACGTAAACGCTTCTGGTGGAACACGCGTATTCCGCACACTAGTTGCTGGTAAGCAAGCACTTGCTGAAGCGGTTGCTGAAGAGCCACATGTGGTCTTCGGTCCAATCGTTGATAAGTTGATGCGTTTCCGTCCAATCGGATGGTACGGCGTTCTAGGCTGGGCACGTTACCGTGACGCAGCTTTGGTTCGTATCGAGTCATCAGCTTCTATCCACAACTCTTAATCTGAGTTAGTTGTTGTCCTAGCCCCTTTTTCCTTTCAGGGGCTAGGCGGC